CGCGCGAATTACCCACGACCGATGGCGCCGGGAGGACCCGCGAGCGGCCTCAGCGTGCGCTTGCAACGGCCTTCTCGAGGCTGCTGCGTAGGTAGTCCCCAAATCGACGCTGAACGGCCTTGGAGCCGATCTCAGCCATTGGGAAGCGTGGCCGATACCTGCTGCGCTGCTCGGTGGCGATGAAGTAGGGGAACAGCTGCTCGCGGCTGCGGCGGTAGATACCGGCCGGGCGATCGCCGCCCTTGGGTGTGCCAACAAAGAAGCCACCGCGTGCGTTGCCGTTCAGTCCCTTCTGGATGCGCTTGATGGTGCTGAGGCTCACGTTGCCCGAGCCATCGCGCTTGACCAGCGATGTGGGCTGCAGCTGTGCGCCTGCGGGGATAGTGCGCGTGCCCACAATCTCAGCGAGGAACTTGCGCTCGAAGCCCTTCTGCGGTCGAGCACCACCATGGATGCCGAAGCGCAGGTAACGCGCGCGGTCACGGCCCTGCTGATCGTTGGCGAAGACCTTGGCCTCCAGCTCCCGCTTGTTGGTCTTCTGCACCAGGAAGGCGGACTGTGTGAACTTGTTGGGCTTGTCGAAGTATTGGCGGGTGGCGCCGTTGAGTGCGGTGCGCACGTCGAACGCTGAGGCGTTGAGCGCCTGGCTGATGGCGAAGGGAAGCTGCTTGGTCATGGTGTCGGTCCACCTGATGGCCTTGGGCAGCTCTGACTGGATGTCGAGGGTGAGGGTCGCCATGCGCCAAGGGTAGGCAGGGAGGCCGAGCCAAGGAAGCGAAATGGCGTGAGCTTGACCGTCACGCTTGTAACGCCTGCGTAACAGGGGGTGTTACATCAAGACCGATTGCGGGGCAGCGGGTCTGAGCCCCCCGTAACCATGTAACAACTATTTTTAAGAATAGAATTATTTATAAAGGGGGGTCTAAGAGGGTTCACACACACATGTCTCTCTGTAAGAGAGAGAGAGTATGTCGGCCAAAAACCGTTACACCGTTACGCTTTTTGCTAACCCGTTGCAGCGCAAGGGATTTGAGCCGTAACAGCCCCTGTTTCACCCCCGTTGCAAGGCCGAAATCCGTAACGCAATCGCCCTGGAGATGGCCCCCACACCCCTGAAACGGGTGGCCCCTGCCTTGCTCGCACCGGGCAAGCGGCCGAGCACTGTTGCCCAACTGTGAGACCAGGGGGTGTCACGCAGGATCGATGCCAACGCCTCGGCGGTGTTGCTGACCAGCAGCTGATCGGCGTCCTTATCGACCCGCAGACCATGCCTCCCGAGGCTCTCCTGAGCCTGGCGGCTGGACACGTCCATGTCGTTCATGGTGTGGCCGACGATCTCGACCAGCTCACCCAGGGTGCGGGTGACGGTTTTCTCATCAGTCTCAACTCGGACCTGATGTTGGAGGATGCGCTGGATGCAGCGTTGCTCATCGGGCACCTCAGTGGTTTGGCTGTAGGGCTCCCAATCGTTCTGATCGATGAGGGTGCGCGCCTGCTCTGGTGTGGGCACCTCGCTGGACATCAGCGACCACGCGCCGGCGAGGAGGGTGCCGTACTGATCACCGAGGCGCTGCGAGTCGAAATGTTCAGCCGCGGCCTTGGTGAAGATGCGGACGCTGGCGCGGATGGTGGGGATCAGCGAAACGGTGCGCGCGATGAGCCTGCGAGCTGTCTCGTTGGTGATGTGGCGATCGAGATCGCGGTCCAGCTGCTCCCAGTGGGCGATGCGCTCGGCCTTGGGCAACTCGTTCGGTGAGCGCAGGGTGAGCTGAGCGAAGCGGCTGCGATCGGCGCCCTGCTTGAGAGCGGTGGCGATGGATGACATCAGGAACATCGAGCGGATGTTGAAGCGGGTGACATCACCACCGGGGCTGCCCTTGAGCATGGTTGCGTGAGACTCACTGGACGCAACACGAGCCAGCGCGAGGATGTTCTGCATCCGCACCTGATCGGCCTTCTCGTTGGACTCGGCCTCATCGAACACAACAGGCAGAGCATCACAGCGGAGGGTCTGGCGGAGGCCGGCCTCAGTGGTGTTGCCGGCAACGATGAGGCCCATGTCACCGAGCAGGATGGCGACGTAGCGATCGAGGATGGCGGACTTGCCGGATCCAGCTGCTGCAGTGAGCCAAGCGTGCGGCCGCCAGGGGAGGGCGCCGCAGATCGGCGCAAGGGTGACCCAACCGGCGAGGAGCAGGCCGGATGCTGGCACCTCCCAGTGGAAGCGTTCGGCCAGCTCGCAGATAACGAGGGCCTCGGCATCGCTCAGCGGCTTGGTTGAGCCCGGCCCCTCCAGCTCTGACATGCGCTGGTAGAGGTATTTCGACTTGAAGGGTTTAAGAACGGGGTGACGCTTGCCATCGACCACCAGCTCATCACCGAGGTGAAGGATGGTGCGCTTCTCATCCCACCATGCGCCGCGGCCGCGGATCCGATCGGGGTTGTAGAAGCCACGTTCAGCGTTGATCGCAAACAGCATGGATGCGGCCTTTGTCCAGTCAACGCCACCACGATCAGTCGGGCATAGCTCGCGCCAATACTTCAGACCGGCAAGAGAGACCAGGTTGGTTGAGGTGTGCGATGCGCGGGTGAGGCGCACCACCTGGCCGGTGTTGTGCGGGCGGTAGTAGTAGGCATCACCATCGAAACCGAGGCAGGTGAAATGGCGATTTGCATCGAGATCGGGAAGGTCCGGCTCGGTGTCGGGCTCGCCCTGCAGTTCCGGCTGCTCGGGCAGCTCAGGATCCAGCTCGAGGAAAGAGGAAAGGTTGGCCTTGATGTAGGCCGCGGCCTCCTCTGGCGTCCAGGTGGCATCAGCCAGATCCCAGCCTTCAGGTGAGCCTGCTGGTGGGGTGACCATCTGCACGCGATCGACGGGGAGGCGGAGCAGCAGCTGCGCGAGGCGATCCATAGCCTGCTGGCCAACGGCATCAGCATCAGGCCAGAGGATGACGCGACGGCCGGCCAGTGGTGACCAGTCAGCCTTGTCGATCGCCTTGCAACCTGATGGCCAGGTGGTGACGACAGCGCGGGGGTAGAGCTTGGCTGCTGCATCGGCTGCCTTCTCGCCTTCAACGATGAGGACGGTGCCGGTGCGACTGCGCAGCTGGTCGAGGTTGAGCAGCGGTCGAGGCGCTGGTGGGGCCTTCCATTCCCAGCGGCTGCCGGACCACCAAAGGGGGCGGATCTTCTTGCCGGGGAAGCGGCAGACCAGGAAGCTGTCGCTGTAGCGCCAGACGTTCTCGGCGCCCTTGGTTGGAGGTGTTGGGCGCTGCGGGGCGATGCCGAGGTGCTGCTCGATGCGCTTGGCTGCTTCGGCAAAGGTCCAGCCGGTGCGGCGAAGGAGGAGATCCATGCCATTGCCGGCACCACCGGACTGGTTCTTGCCGCCGCACTGATTGCAGAACCAGGAGCCGGAGCCGTCTTGGTCGTCGAAGCGATAGCGATCCTCACCACCGCACAGCGGGCAGGGCTGATGCTTGTCAGTGAGCTGATCGCTGGAGAGACCAGCAAGGGCGCCAAGGATTGACGGCCAGTGGCCGATAGCGAGATCTGTGATGCGGGTCATCAGAAAAGGCCGAGCGTGTACTGCTGAACTGCGAGGCGGTTGTCTTCTATTTCTTGCTTGCGTTTGGCCTCGAGCGCGCGAAGACGATCCGGCCAATGTTTGGCAGCATTGGTGATCAGTGGATCGTTAATTGAACATCCGCGGATGCGATCGAGTTTGTAGATGTCCTCCTCGCCGGTGTATGCCTGATAGAGCACATCGGCGGTGATCAGGTCCGCCAGTTGGGCGCGCATCTTGCGCTTGAAGCGATCGGAACCTTCTAGGGAAAGGCTGAGGCCGCATTGCATACGGTGGCAATGCTTGACAGCTTCCATGCCAGCTCGCAGTGGGCAATCACCTTGCGGGCACTCCGTCATTTCTGCTCCTGCTGCATGGCGTTAGCGATGAGCTGCCGAACAAAAGCTGAGCGGGATAGGAGGAGGCCGGCCTGCTGATCGAGCCAGGCGATCTGCTCGGGTGGCAGGTCGAGGGTGATGGTGCGGCGCTGTTGGCGCTTAGGCTGCATGGGGATCGCTGGGGGATCGCTGGGGAAACTCTAGCGGCATTTCGACCATGCGCAACGCATCGCCAACGGAACGCGCCACGCCGGCCACACCACCACCAGCTCGCACGGCATGGAGCCACTGCTGCTGCGTAGGCGCCAGCCGGCCCGTTGCCGTCTTGACCTCGATGCTGGTGAACACGGCAATCCGCTGGCCGACCATCTCAGGTGTCACCACCACTGTGCGCCAGCCGATTAGATCTGCGGATCCGCGTGCGAGACCGAACTGCACGGGCCTGCCGGTGCGGGGGTCTGGCAGCTGGCCAACCTGGTTGCGGAACAGGCGCAGATCAGGCCGCAGACCGAGCGCCAGGCGGATGCGCTGCTGCAGGTCGGTCTCGGCGTTGGCCACGTCAGGCTGATCGGCTGCGCGCATTGTGGATCCGATAGGCCCATCCGGGCGAGTAGCCGCGGTTCTTAGCGACCTGGAGCAGCTGCGTGAGAGTGCGAGCGCGACCGACTTCAGTGCGCTTGGCGTGGCGCTCTTCGAACTCGATCACCTTGGCGGTGCGCTTCAGCTCGCGCAGCTCACCATCCACCTGGCGGAGCTGCTTGGGTGGTGGCGCACATGCTGCGCCGCACACAGGGCAGGTGGGCGCCGGCTTGAACGCAGCGAAGCAGCTGGGGCAGGTGCGCACTGATGGCGCTGCCTGGCCACCACCGCGGCCAGAGCGGAGGCGATCGTCCAGCGACCAGTCGCGCGGATCATCGGGGAAGCCATGCCGGTGGACGTTGCCGACGTGATCGAGGATCACTGCTGACTGCTTGCCTGGTGCTGGCCTGAGTACGCGGCCAACCTGCTGCAGGTAGAGGCCGAGGCTGGCGGTGGGGCGCAGCAAGATGGCGCAGCTGGCGGCCGGGATGTCGAAGCCTTCGGAGACCACATCGACGGTGACCAGCACCTGCAGCTCGCCGGTGGCGAAGCGGTTCACGATCTGATCACGATCTGGTGATGAGCCCAGCAGCGTGGCCGCGGCGATGCCTGCTGCGCGGAACGATCCAGCGACGTGCTCTGCGTGCTGAACGGTGCAGCAGAACGCGATCGCGCGCTGCCCAGCGGCCAGGCGCCGGTAATGCTCGATTGCATTACCGATGACGGTGGGGCGATCCATGCGCTCAGCGCAATCCCCCGCTGCGAAATCGCCTGCACGTTTGGCGAGTCTGTTCAGATCTGCACGCACGGGAGGCGCGTAGATCCTCGCCGGGCTGAGATAGCCCAGAAAAACAAGGTCCGCGACAGACGGGCCGAGAACAAGGCGGTCGAAGACTGCCGACAGGCCGCGACCATCCAGTCGAACGGGGGTAGCGGTGACTCCAAGGCGGAGGGCATCAGGCCAGTGGCCGATCACGCTTGCCCAGCTGCCTGCGGTGGCGTGGTGCGCCTCATCAATCAGGATCAGATCGGGGGAGGTGGTGACACGCTCCAGCCTGCGGGCGAGCGTTTGCACAGATGCGACCTGAATTGGTGCATTTGCACCAGGGTGACCAGCGGCGATGATGCCGTGCTCGACACCGGCCAGGTCCAGCTTGTGGCTGGTCTGGGCGATCAGTTCACGGCGGTGGACCAGGACAAAGGCGCTGCGGCCGCGGGTCGCCAGTGAACGGAGAATTTCGGCCATGACGATTGTCTTGCCTCCTCCGGTGCACATGACAAACAACGGAGCGCGTGCGCCATCGCGGAAGGCGAGGCGGAGATCGTGAACAGCGCGCTGTTGGTAGTGACGGAGAGTGAGACTCATTGGACTAGACCCGAGATCGCCGTAGTGGTATCCGAGTCGAAGCCCGGAAAGCCAAATGATTTCAGTGGCTTAGCGGGAAGAGGAGTGACAAGGGAGGAACCAATGGTAAGCTCTGAGAGCCCCGAAGACTGGGAGGGATTGGAGAACGCCGAATACCACCGCCACAGCGCGGTATCGAAAAGCCACCTCGATCTGGTGGCACGCAGCCCGCTGCATTACTGGGCGCGGTATCTGGACCCGAACCGGGTGGAGCCTGAGCCGACGCCAGCGATGCTGATCGGCACTGCACTGCACACCCACGTCTTAGAGCTGGACCAGTGGGACCAGCGTTATGTGATGGCGCCGGAGGGCATCGACCGCCGCACCAAGCAAGGGAAGGCGGAATGGGAAGCCTTCAGCGTGGCTGCCACCGGCCGGACGGTGATCAGCAAGGCCGACGCCGATCAGGTGATGGCGATGGCGCACTCTGTGTTCCGCCACCCTGCTGCTGCGATGCTGCTGGCGTTGCCAGGCAAGGCTGAGACCACGCACATGTGGACCGATGAGGCCACGGGTCTGCAGTGCAAATGCCGGCCGGATTGGCTGACCGATGACGGCAGCCTGATCGTGGACCTCAAGACCACTGAGGATGCGAGCCCGGCAGGCTTCAGGAAGTCGATCGCCAACTGGCGGTATCACGTCCAGGCCAGCTGGTATCTGGGCGGGCTGACGCAGGCGACAGGCCAGTGCCCGGATCAGTTCATCTTCATCGTGGTGGAGAAGAAACCACCCCATGCAGTCGCGGTCTATGCCGCAGACGTGGAGATGGTGGTGGCCGGCACCAAGCAGGCGCGGCTCGACCTTGAGACGCTGGCCGCCTGCAAGGCCGCCAACAGCTGGCCTGGTTACAGCGACCAGATCGAGACCATCAGCCTGCCGCCTTGGATGCGGCCGCGGCCGGATGGATCCATGCCCACCATCACCGAGATCGAGACCTTCTGACCATGAAAGCCAAACCGCTTCCACCAATCACAGAGTTGCGCCGCAGGTTTGCGGTGCGCAGCGATAGCACCCTAATTCGCAAGCTCAATGCTGGCGGTGGCCGCAAAGCGGGCGATCCTGTCGGGTCACCCATGCGTGGCGGCTATCTGGCTGTCAGGATTTGCGGCGTGTCCTTCTTGGCACATCGCATCATCTGGGCAATCTGTAACTGTGCCGATCCTGGCGATTTCGACGTTGACCACATCGACCGCGACAAAACCAACAATCGCCCCGAAAACCTGCGACTAGCTACCCGCAGCCAAAACTGCGCAAACAAGTTCACGAACGGCATCCACCAGCGGAAGTCGTCTGGCAGGTTTCAGGCTTACGTCTACAAAGACCGCACCTGCGTTCACCTCGGCATGTTCGACACCGCCGAGGAGGCAAGAGCTGCGCACGCTGCAGCCAAAACCCAACTTTTTGGTGAATACGCTCATGTCTGATCAGTCCACAGCACTCACGACCACCAACGGCTCAGCCTTTAGCGGCATCGCGGCGTTCGAGGACGCGCAACGGATGGCCAAGTCGCTTGCCAGTTCCACGCTGGTGCCGCCGCAGTTCCAAGGGCAAGCAGGCTTTGCAAACTGCTTGGTTGCCTTAGAGATTGCGCATCGAATGCGGATGTCACCCTTCGTTGTTGTCCAAAATCTCCACATCATCCACGGCCGGCCGAGCTGGTCGAGCCAGTTCATCATCGGCCTGATCAACGGCTGCGGGCGCTTCAGCCCGCTGCGGTATGAGATCAGCGGCGAGGGCGACAGCATGGCCTGCTACTGCGAGGCCACCGAGCTGAGCAGCGGGAAGGATCTCAAGGGTCCGACCGTGAGCATGGCGATGGCCAAGAAGGAAGGCTGGGCCACCAAAAGCGGCAGCAAGTGGCAGACCATGCCCGAGCTGATGATCCGGTATCGCGCCGCGGCCTTCTGGGGCCGGCTGTACATCCCGGAGCTGCTGGTGGGCATCCAGACGCAGGAGGAGGTGCTCGACGTGGAGCCGGTGACGATCACCGAGGCGCCGGTGAAGGCCAGCATTGAAGAGTTGAACCAGAAGATCGCCAAGACGGCGACAGTAGAGGAGAAGGAGGGAGTGCTTGATGACGAAATCTTCTGAGGCTGGTTATCTCCAGCCGCGTGAGCTGGCTGAGCGGTGGCGTGGTGTCGTCACGCTGAGCACGCTCGACAACTGGCGCAGCCAGAACCGTGGGCCGAGGTTCGTCAAGATCGGAGGCCGCGTGCTGTATCCCGTCGCGGAGGTCGAGGCGTATGAGCTTCGGAACCTGCGCGGGATGCCAAACAATCCACCCAATCAACCGAGACCATGAGCTTCAAGCTGAACCTGAGCATCTTCAAGAGCACCAAACCCGAGAGCAAGCTGGACTTCTCCGGGATGATGAACGTGAAGGTGGAGGAGCTGGACGCCTTCTGCGCGTTCGTGATGAGCCAGACGCCTGATCAGTACGGCAGCGTGCAGGTGCCGATCAGCGGCTGGAAGAAGACCAGCAGCAAGGGCCTCGCCTATGTGAGCGCAGTGGCGCAGCCGCCGCGTGACTGGGTGCCCCCGGTGACCGCGCAGAGCGCCGCTCAGAGCCTGGCCAAGGCGACTGACGGCGTGGTGAGCGAGATCACCGAGGCTGATCTGTTCTAGAGCTTCATCAGCTCACACTCGAGGCGTGCGATCTCGTTGACGGCCTGCTGCAGCAGCTGCTGCTGGTAGCAGGCTTGTTTGAGGAGAGCCGCGGCCATGGCGCCCGCATCCTTGCTATCGAGCAGGGTGCGGGCTTGTTTTTCGATCTCGAACTGCTGCTCTGGCGTGAGCTGAACCGCCATCCACTCTCCGAAGTTCACAGTGCTACCGTGGCGGGGTACACATGCACGATAGCGAACCTGTGAAGTGCCCCAAGTGCGGGAACGACAGCAGCACGGTGGAAGGCGTGAACAACGCCCATCCAGACCATACGGTGCGCAAGCGGCGCTGCCGGAGCTGCGGCAAGACGTGGAACACGGTGGAGCTGGAAGTGCCCACCTACATCTGCGGCTGGGAGCGGCTGGGGCCGAGCGGCCAGAGCAAGCCATGCCTGCGGGTGCCGGTGCAGCTGCAGGTGCCGGAAGTAGAGCCAGTGTGAAGAACTGTCACAGCGATTAGCGCAGTGCCCCGGCAAGGGGGCATACTTAGCGCACGGCCAACGAGGCCACCGCTCCTCAGTCATGACCAGCCCCGCCTTCCTCACCGCCGACATCCTCTACACCCTGGAGAAAGCCGGCTACACCCTCGACCAGTTTGTCGAATTCTGGGGCAGCCTGCTGATCGTGGAAATCGGAGGAAACGGCACTCGTTGGTATGACCGCCGCCAAGTCGAGGCGTTCATCGCCGCCTGAGCCCTCCGGGGCTCTCCCTCTACTCCACAAACACCACCATGAACCGCCTCAACAACGCCATCTGCCTGCTGATCGTCGCGGCTGTGTTCGCCATGATCGGCATCGAGTCCGGCAACCAGTCCGGCGCCACCCACTCCGGCAACCAGCAGCTGGTGGAGGTGCGCAAGTGACACACCCCATCACACCACCCACTGAGCTGGTGTCGTACTGGAACAATTTGTCGTTAAGCCTTCGAGAAATTTTTGTGCTTGTTGCCCAATGGGGAGCAGATCAGGAGTTGGAAGCGTGCTGTGCCATTGCACTGACAGATCCTGTCTGTGGCACCAAGCACCAGCGGCGAATGTTGGTGAGCCACATCCAAGAGCAGCGCCGCCCCAAGCCGCCGAGTTTGAAGGAGCAGGCGCTGGAGGCGTTGCGTGAAGCTGAATCCAGCGGGTGCCTTTATGTCAACGGTCGCAGTGACACCATCCGCCGCGCACTGGAGCAGCTCGATGACTGAACGCCGCTTTTACTTCCAGATCCGCAGCGCCAACGTGGTGGAGTGCATCACGGCCCACAGCTTGTGCGAGGCCAAGGCCATCGCTGCTCAGTCTTGGCTGCCGTGGTGGTCAGAGCTGGAATGGCTGAACCCTGAAACCGTCACCGATCCCAACTGCCATGCCTGAAGTCACCGGAGCGATGTTGCCCTGGCAATGGGCAGAGGATGAACCCACCAGCAAGCACGGCGACGGCATCAGCCGGCCGCGGCCCAAGACCCGCACCAAAGAGTTTCGCCTGATCGTCTACCCCGTAGGCGCCAGGCCGATGACCTGGATCACTCGCGCCGAGAGTAAGCGGCACGCGATCCGCTACGCGCAGAACCGCTGGCCGGGCGCCACGGTGGAGGTGGCGTGATGGCTGACCACATCCGCGCCAAACTGGAAGCCCTGATCAGCGATTCCGGCATGTTCAATGCCGGTCGGCAAGAGGAGCGTGTGCGACTGGGCAACCTGCTGCGGGTTCGCCTGGATCAGTTGGCAAACCTGCCAAGCCATCCGCACATCTCCGCGCGCCGCGAGGAGCTGCTCAACATTCTTCAAGCCCTGATGTCCTCATGACTTCCCAACAGCTGGACCAGCAACGCGCCGACATGATGGAGAGCCTCTATCAGCACAGCGGCCGCGATCAGCTGCCCTACGGCCACCCGCTGCGCAGCACTTACACCGGCCTGTGGGATGAGTTTGCCCACGATCTGGCGGCCAACTTTCGCGACACGCCTTACCCCGAGCTGCTCGCCCGCGTGGTGCGCGCCATGGATGCCACCGAGTCGGTGTTCAGCCAGAAGCAGGCGCAGCAGGCGATCGAGGTCTGCCGTCAGCAGTTGCTTGGAGATAAGTGGCGATGAACTGGCGAGCGTTATGCCTAGAGCTGGCCGATCGGCTAGCTGAGCATGTACCGGCCGATGATCCGCTGCTGGTTTATGCCCGGCACGGATTGGTGAAGCGGACGCCGCAACCATTCGGCCGTGGCGAGAAAAACATCGCAGCAGTGTTAACTCCTGAGAAGGTCCGTGAGCTTCGCAGGCTGCGCGCTGATGGGATGAGCTACGGCAAGCTGGCCATTCGGTATGGCATCAGCAAGCATCATGCAGCGCGCATCTGCGCGCGTAGGCAATGGGCATGGGTCAATGACTGATCAGATCAACCCCGATCACTACCGGATGGGCGGCCTCGAGTGCATCGACGCGATCGAGGCTGCGCTGACACCGGAGGAGTTTCGCGGCTACTGCAAAGGCAACGTGATCAAGTACACCTGGCGGGAGCGCCACAAGGGGGAGACGGTCTCACTTGCCAAGGCGCGGTGGTATCTCAACCGCCTGCTCGGCAAACTGGAGGGATGATGCACCTGCCCGGTCTGAACCTGATCGAGCGACTGGCGCTGTGGATCCTGGTCCGCAGCCCCCGCACCAGCTTGGTGGTGGTGAAGGAGCACCTTTGGCCGACCGTGTTCGTGGCGGCCGATCCTACGGATGATGTGGCCTGCTACGTCACCAATGGTGAGCGGGAGCCAGCGTCAATGCTGCTGGAGCGCCTCTACCACCAGCCCAGCTACGGCGAGGAAGAATGATCAGCCTCCACGCCGGCAGGCTGCTGCTGTTCTGCGATAGCGCAGATCGGACGTGGCACTGCCGGGTGGTGCTCGGGCCGAAGCCTGAACACCAGCTCGAGGCCGACACCGGCGCCATCCGGCTGCAGGATGCGCTGCTGCGCGCCCACTCGATCTACAACGCAGCGGTGGTGCGCATCAGGCCGGTGACGGAGCCGCGGATGTGCTGGGACTGCGTGCAATGGGACCAAGCGCGGAAACGCTGCAGCCTGGACTTCCCAGAGGCGAAGCAGAGCGGCGGCCGCTACGCCACCCGATGCGAGGTGTTCCTGCCGGCAGACTGAAGGAAGATCAGGAGCACGGGCGATGTTCGGACCGGAGGTGATCAGCCGCACCGATCGAGATGGCGGCTACATCGAGACGCTCATGCCGGTGCATGGCGAGATCTACTACCGCAGCTGCGTTGGTGGGATCTGCCGCTACTCAAGCGACCTATGGCAGGCGGAGTTATACCTGGACCACCTGCTGGCGCGCTGATGCTGCACGACATCCTGATTTTGTCGATTGAGTATTGGGTGACGTGCTGGATCGCGCTGTACGTCTGCAGTCGGATCCTGCCTTGATAGGGGTGGCCGGTGGCTGGTCCTCACGCGGTGTCAGCCTCACCGCTGCCGGCCGCAGCGGACGCCCCTGAGCTGAAGTTCAGGAGCCGTCACTATAGCCCTCGCCAGCCACCCACTGCGCGATTGCCCACTCTCCGAGCGCAGACCAGAAGGGCTGCTGCCTGTACCAGTCGATCCAGGACTTGTGGCCTTTCTGGCTGTTGCACATCAGGCAACAGGAGACCAGGTTCTCCCGCACGGTAAGGCCGCCGTGAACCTTGGGCACAACGTGGTCGAGGGTGGGGCTGCGGCCCAGCTGATCGCCGCAGTAGGCGCAGCGGTAGCTCCAGGCGAGGTGGATCTGATCACGGGCCGATCGCCGGGTGACCAGGCGGGTCTCATCAATGTGGTGCTGATCCACAGAGGTCCGGCGGGAGGGGGATGGCGTTCACCTCGATGTCGATGATGTCCTCATCGGACGGGATGAACTCAGCCAGCTGGGAGTAGATGTCAGCCGGCAGGTCGTCGGGGTCGGTGTCGGATCGGATGATGAGCTTGGCGGAGATCTCGAGGTAGAACGCCCGCATGGGCTGGCCGCCGCTGGTGCCACGGTAGCGACGGGAACAGGAACAGCCACTGTGACGGATTGTGAACGGGTCGCTGCCGAGGGGGAGGGTGCCCCGTGGGCGGTGTATAGTTCACACATCGACAGCCAACCAACCGATGCTCGCCACCTTCACCGCCAAGCTGACCACCCTTGCCACCGCCGATCTGCTCGAGCTGATCCGCCAGCTGATCGCTGAGGAAGTTTTCAACGCCTGCTTTGACGCCGCTCTGGACGAAGCCTGCAACCGCGACCCTGACCTGGCCTTCACGATCGAGGCCATGATGGCCTGATCGGCCGACCTAGCCGCTCGCTACTCCCACCATGCAATACGTCCTCCGCATCGGCCCGTGGCACGTCGGGCCGTTCCCCACCCACATCTCGGCGCAGCACTTCGCTGAGAGCCACGGCTGCGATGACTACACACTGATCCCGCTGGACGATCCGGCTGAGGCACCGGGCAGGATCCACCGCCAACGCATGGCGCCGCTTCGCCACCAGATAACGGGCTAGCCCTTGCTGGCGGTCACCGCCAGGTCGCCGTTGTAGCGGCCAGTCACCGCATAGCTGCGGCCAGGGATGCCCTCCATCTTGTGAAACACCATCTGGCCGATCTTCATGCCGGGCCAGATCGCAATCGGGTGCATTTTGCGCGCGTTGCTCAGCTCGAGCGTCAGGCGGCTGCCATGCCACCCTGGATCGCACCAGCCGGCCAGCAGATGCTCAAGGCCCTCGCGTGCGCGGCTTGACTTCAGCACAAACTGCGCGGCTACGCTGTCGGGAATGTTGAAGATCTCCTGCGTCTGAGCGAGCACGAACTCACCAGGCTGCAGCCAGTACGGATCCTCAGCAGTGTGGCCGGCGATCCCGTGAATCTGCAGATCGCGGTGCTCGGGCACTTCAATCATCAGCCGATCGCCTAGCAGCACGTCATAGCTGGCTGGGTTGAGCTGATCTTCCGAGAAAGGCACTACCATGGCGTGCTTTTGGCAGAACCAGCGGATCTGGTGGTCGGGCAGAACCATGCGGGGCATAAAGGGCGGCTGCAGCTTAGGCGTAGTCCCAGCGACGGCGTTGACCGTCAGAGCGGCGTCCAAGATGAATGAACTGCGGTGCCGCATAGCCCAGCGAGAACGGCCATTCGCGATCGCACCAAGCTTGCACGGCCATCATGTCAACTCCGTCAATCACAAAGTCCACAGCCCCTTCCATGGGGCGGCTGTAAAGGTGCTCCGACTGGCTTGCCCCGCCTACTTGGCGATTGACCTGAGCGTTGCGATAGCCCGAGGTGATTACCACCGGCCGGCCACCGAACTGCGCGCGCACCTTCTCGAGAAACTGCGCCAGCTTCAGCGCTGTATCGCACTGGTGCTGATGGTCGAATCTGCGCGCCTCTTGGCCGAGCGCAAACTCGCCGTAGGTGATGTGCGGGGTGATGCGATGCGAGAACGGGCTTTCAGGCGTGAACATCGCCTCGATGGGCCCGCTGGTCTGCCGCTCGCGGCCCCACAGGTCACCTTCTGCGATGCGGCGCCGCTTGAGGCCGGCCTCAACGTTGGTGCCAGGGTTGCGGTAGAGCAGCAGGGCATCGGGCACACCGGCCCAGTCCTTTTCGCGCAGCCGCTTGCTGATGGTCTCGAAACCTTTGGCGCCGTAAAACCCAGAGCCGAGGTTGTAGGCGAAGCTGATGAGCGCGCACTTCTGCGCATCGGTCATCTCCACCCAGTAGGGGATGGTGCTGCGGAGCTTGCCGGCGATCTGATCCACCTCCTGCCGCAGCAGCATGTCGGCCTCGACGCGGTTGATCCGATCACCCTTCTGCACCGGCCGGCCGTCGCTGTAGCGCGTGGTGCCCCAGCCGATCGTCCACGGTGCGCCACCGCTGGCCGGATCGGGGTAGGCATCGAGGTGGCAGCCCTCGAACTCTTGAATGAGCTTCAGGGCCGCGCCGAGGTCAGCCTGCTTGCCGTCTTGGCTCCAGGTGTTGAACCATGCCCGATCGCGCCGCATTGCTGCTGCGTAGCCGTTCACCGCGAGATCCTGCTCCAGCTGCTGGATGGCAGCAGCCTGGTGTGGCAGCCCGCGATAGAACCGAAACAGCTGCTCAAGCGTGATCGGCGCGGTGTTGGCCATGTCAGCGGCGCTTCGGAAAGGCGAGGCGTGCGGCCTGCAGGATCAGCTGCAGCCAGCTGTTGGACTTCAGGGGGCTGATGGCGATCAGCTCAGAGCCGGCAGCGACGATGATGGCGATCGCGGCGACGGTTTCGGGGCTCATGGCATCCATGTTGGTGCTCCAACGTTAGGGCTTCATTTCAAGGGCACGCACGCGCTGATCCAGCTCCGCCAGCTGCGAGCGCGCATCAGTCTTCAGCTCATCCACCGACTTGGCCATCTGCACCAGCGTGGCCTCGATCCTGGCGGACTGCACCTGCATCGAGATCAGCAGCGCCCCGATGGCCACCATGCCTGCTGCGAGTGCTGCCGGGAGAGAAGCAGCGAGCACTCCGCCAACGGTTTTGGGTTCGTCCACCATCGGGGCGCCCTGCGTCGATCACATCGTAACGAGGCGGACGGTGCCGCCTCATCGTGGTGATGGCAAGCGGGAGTTAGCGGCCTTGTCCCCGGAGTTTCTTGCGGCCTCTGCGGCGTGGCCGCGAATGTTGGCCGTATCCCTGCCGTGTGGTCTTAGGCGGCCCAGCCTTGTGATCGAGCCGCCCGGTGCCGGTCTTGCTGCGTACTGCCATCAGGCGTCAGGGGCAGGGAGGCCGAACAGCTCGCGCAGCTCCGCCACGGTGAGGCCCGCAGCCTCGAGCTTCTGCTCAGTGGTGAGCACTGGGGCTGGTTCGGGTTCAGGGGCAGGCAAGGGGGTGTTGCCGGCAGCGACCCACTCCAGGTACGCCTGGTAGTCGGTGTTGGCGGGGTCGAAGGGGATTGCCCAGCCGTCAGAGCGGCGGACTGAGGTGACTTCAGCAAAGCCGCCGACTGGAGCGATCAGTTGGTAGGTGTAAGACATAATCACAGCTCAGCAGAGGCTTGAAAGTTTAAAATTCTGGCGGAACAAGCAGTCCACCTAGTGATTTGAGCATTTGTAGTTATACTTACATACCCGTGGTGTCCCCACCACCAACCATTTTGAATTTGAGCAGATGCTGCTGTCAAATTGTAAAGGTTGCCATTTGCGGCAATGCCGTTTGTGTCGGCATCGTTAGTCACTGACGGCTGAGCCCTCATTGTAACTGGCAAAGTTACATTAACATTGGCAATGTTTGTAGTATCGCCGTTGCCCTGACCCCAATAGGTGTTTTTGAAATAATACCTCTGACACAACGCCAGCTCCTGCCCGTAGCTCCTGCGCTCAAATGGGGTGGCGACGCTGCCGGCTTCAAGTTGCACGCCGGTGATGTAGAAGGTGGCGTTAAGAGTGCCAATGACATTAACTTGACCTGTTACACCAAATAAATGGCTTCCAGTCCAAGCACCTGCCGTACCAACTTGAGAAGACCCTGCTCCTAATGCCAGTCGAACAGTTAAACCAGCATTTACCCCTGTTCCCCAGGTACCACTTGTTGGACCCGTGACTGAGACTGTTTTGTATTCCCAAGTATTAGCAGCCGAAATGGAATAAGAAAATGGATATGAGAAGTTACTGTTGTTTGTTATGGAGCCACCAAACGTTCCAGTAAGTGAAGATTTAACCCAGAAAGAAAGCGTTGCTGATTTTGCGGTTGCTTTGCCCCAATCAAGATCATCAATGTTGTTTGCCTCAACAATCTGAGTAAGCAAATAGATTTGACTCGCTCCAATAGAAGCATCTGCCGTAGTAACAGTTGCTTTTAATGAGTTTACAAATCCTGCTGGAGTATCCGTTGATTGCTGCAATGTAAATACGCCGTCAGTTGCTTGACCATATCCAAACCATCTATCTACTGAAAAAACGCTGCTTGCAACATTAACTGTCACACTCGCTCCAGCATTCCTTTGATCAATCTTCATATCCCCATTGATGATGCGATTCCTCGCCCCAGCCAGCGGTCCACCGTTGATGCTGCTGAGCTGAGCTGTTGCCGTGCCATCAGACGCCAGCACAATCGCTGGTGAGCCTGCTGAAGGGTTTTGAAGGTTGGTTGTTTTTAAGGTGCTCATAATCAGCCCTCGTAGAGAATGTTGATCGACCCCGCGTCAAAGGTGTCGGTGCCGTTCACGGTGGTGATGCGGATGCGGTCTAGGGTGCCAGAGAGGGATTTAGTGCCAGTTGTAAATTGCACCGAGCCGATATCGGACAACCCAATGGCTCCATTTGCAGACCAAATATTGCCAGAAATGGCTTGAACTACAATAGAACCGTGTCTTATGTTACTAGCACTGCCAAATGTTGTAATAAAGCCAGATGAAAGATTTGTGCTGCCCGTGGTATTTAGAGTTGACGAGATATAGGAAGCCGAGCCTAGATAACCGCTAGTTTCGATGCCACCAGAATGTCCAAGCTGAATCTGTACCACGCTCGTACCATTCGTGCTCACCCCGTTAAGCATCACCGTCACCCGCTTCACCCAACTCGGAATCCCGGTGAAGTCAATCGAGGTGCCACTGGTTGATGCCTTGGCAGTCTCCAGCACCATCCGGCCACGATCCACGAAGCTGAGCGTGCCGCTGCCGTTGGTTGCCAGCACCTGATCAGCGGAGCCGTTGCCACCAGGCAGCACCAGCGTGTTGGAGCCTGCTACTGCCGGTGCGTCGATCTCGGTGTAGCCCGATGTTGATCCATTCAATCTGAGTGTCATGGGGTCACCTCCAGGGCAGCCTTGATTTCATCTGGGGTAGACGCCTCTTCAATCGCGTCTTGCACAGCGGCGTACTTCTCGCGGATCTGCTGACGGGCTGCTTCAGCCTCCACAGCATCCACGCCGGGGATCTGTTTAGCGATCACTTCATCGTGTGGTGCGAACTCTTCAGCGCGTTGCTGACGGCGATGCTGGTGGCCGATCTCTTTGCACTTCTCAAGGTCGTGTTCGATGCAGCAGTCACCCATCGTCCAAGCGCCACGGAAGAAGCGATCAGAGGGGATCTCGTCAGCATCGACGATCTCGTAGGGGACGCCTTCAGGCACGTCTTTCAGTGCCAGTTCGACGGTCTCGGCGGGGATGATCACCGCTACGCCGCCTTCAGGTGTGGGGTAGATGATTCGTTTCATGATGGGTTAGCGGAAAATTGCGGCGTGACAAAAAGCTTTATCGGCAGCCATACTGCCTCGCCAGAAGGTAGAAGAGTAAGCACCTGCTCCACCACCCCAATGTTCATAGTTAGCGATACCTCCTCCTCCATCTGCTAAGGCAACAGCGACGTAATTTGCATCCGCCAAAGCGTTCGTGAAGTTCACCGTATAGTCCCCCGTCCCGTTATCAGTAATGCTGCTCACGTTGAAGCTAGCCCTGATCGCCACAGTGCCAGTGCCGTTGAAGTTCACCCAGGCTTTGCAGAGTTGACCCTGCTCGGTGGCGCCGATCTTGCCCAGCGTGACCGCATTAGCTGCAATGTCATCCGTCGTGATGACACCATCAGGCAATCCCCCAGCACTGATGCCGGTGACGGTGCCTGATCCGTTAATTGTGATTGGCATGGTGTTACCTCCTAGACGACCACCCAGCTGGCGCCAGAGGGCACCGTCACGGTGATACCCGAGTTGATCGTAACGGGTCCGGCAGAAACTGCATTTTTCCCGGTGCTCAGCGTGTAGTTGGTAGTGACGGTTTGGCCGTTCTCGATGAACACCGTGTCAGATCCACCGCCTGTAGCACCACCGCCAAGCTGCCCCCATGCTGTGCCGTTGTGCCCTTCAAACTGCGACAGCGTGCTGTTGAAGCGGATCATGCCCGAGTTGGGCGTGCCGGGCCGCTGCGCTGTGGTGCCGGTCGGGATGTCGAGATAGCCGGTGCCGGACATGTTGATGCTGCCCGAGAACGTCGCAGTTCCCGAGAAGCTGGGGGAAGCAGTAGGCGCCAAACCGAGGTGCGTGCTGCCCAGCGAGGTGCCAATGTTGATCCACGCGGTGTTCGCCGCGTTGCGGATCTTCAGCACGTTGGCCGTGGTGTCCGCCCACAGCTGGTAGGCATACAGCGTACTGGGCTCTGTTGCGCCGCTGTTCTGGCTGACGATCGCCGCCAGCGCGTTGTTCAGGTCCTGCCGGAAGGCAAGGCCGGACTGGTTAGCAATGCTGTAGTCGTGCTGCGCCACTCGTTAGACCTCCTTGCCGTGCCCCACGGCCGTGTAGGTGAAGTTGCGAGCCACGGCACTGCCGGCACTGTTCCTGAATGTTACTTGGAAACCCGTGCGTGTCACGCTACCCAGCTCGAAGTAGTCGCCTGTGCCCATGTTGAGAGCAGTGATACCAACGCTTGGTGCCTGGTAGAAATTGTTTTCAAAGGGTACGGAGTAACTGGCGGTAGGACTCGTGAGAACGGCGGACTGCTCCACGCGCTGCTGGATCTCGACGGTGCAGCCCAGCTCGTCCACCACGATGTTCTGCGTCGGGTCGTCGCTGGTGGCCTGCACCTTGAACTGAAAGCCACGGCCGCGCACCAGCGCGTTGCTGAACTCCCGCCAGCTGCCCCAGGTTGGTGTGCCGGATGGATCGTCCGGTGTCGAGCGGACGTAGAGCCGCGCGTTCACGCGGTCGGGTGCGGCACCGTCGATCAGGTCCCAGGTGTCGATCAGGTTGAGATGGTCGTCCCAAAGATCACCCGGCAGGTAGGGGCGGGTGACAAAGCGCCGGAGCAGGTTCACGTCGAAAGTGCCCGGCAGGCTAAGCGTCGAGCCAAACTCATACTCACCGGAGCTGAGCACGCCGCCCACGCTGTCGATAGAGGCCAGACCGTCCCAGTTGTTATCTGTGGCCATGCTGTCCACCGCCAGGCCGGTCGAGATCACCAGACCGTCCAGCTCCTCGCTGTAGAACATGTCGGTGTAGTTGCCCTGGAACTTCGGAACCTCCTGGTCCTCGGCATAGGTTTGGATCAGCAGGCGCGGCTGCGGCTCCGGCAGGTCTGTGACGATCGTGGTGGCCTCGAGGGAGCGGTTGCCGGTCGAGTCCTCGAACTTCAGCAGGTAAGTGCCCTCAAGCAGCGGCACCTGCTTCTGCGTCTGGTTGCCAGCCGCTGATGGCACGATCTCGGCGGCCTCCTCCCACAGCGCACCGACCAGCAGCGGGGTGTGGCGGATTAGCACCTTGCCACCGACGCGCACATCGAGATCCGGCGCCTGCGTCCAGCTGATGATGGCGCTGGCCTGGTCAATCGGCAGCAGTGAGACGCCGCTCACGTTCACAGGCACTGCCGTCTTGCCGATCACCTCATAGGAGATCTCGGCGGTGGAGGAGCGCACGCCCAGCGATGAGACCGCCTGAACGCGAAAGTAATGCCGCACCTCACGCGCATCAGGCAGCGAGATCTCCGGTGAGGTGGTCTCCGGCAGCGTGATCCAGTTGTCCTCGCCAGCCTTGTAGGCGACCACATAACCGGCCGCGCGTTGCACAGGGTTGAAGCTCAGGTTCACGCGCACCAGCACGGTCGAGCCTGACTCGTAGAGGTTTTCCGTCACCCGCAGGTTGATGGGTGCGTCCGGCTGTGCTGAAAGGTTCGTGACATCGCGCCGCTCCAGCGGCACATCACGCTCGATGTAGTCGAACTTCGAGGCGTTGTAGGCCAGCGCCGTCACCTGGAAGACACCCTGATCGCCCTCGGTGATGCTGACCACGCGCCAGGTTGAAGTCAGGATGTCGGTGGTCTCGATCACCCAGATGGAGCCCACGGCCGGCAAGGTCGTGAAGGCATTGGTGACCGTCACCACGCGGTTGCTGATCGACTGGATGCCGCGCGTGGCGATGGTGCCATCAGGCAGGATCACCGATAGCTCAGCGGCGCCGGTGATGTTCAGGTCATCGTCCAGCGTGATCGTGGTGCTGGTGGCCGCCATGATCCGGCCGCCGCGGCGTTCGCCAGCGCGCAGCGGATCTGCAATCTCGATCACCATGCCGGGGCGCAGCAGGATGCCGGCATCGAGCGCCACGGAGAACGTGACGGTCTCGGTTTCGTTCTGCTCGGTGTAGAGAAGCCATTCACCCACGCGCCGAGCCTGTGCCCTGCTGTTGCAGGCAAAGGCCGACAGCTGCGAGACGATCAGGCCGTATTTAGAGACGGCCGCGGCATCTTCGACGTACTCATAGGCCACGTCCCGCTTGTCCATGTCCATGTACTGGACGATGCAGACCGTGTGCCGAGACTTCAGGCTGGAGCCCTCATAGACAAACAGCCCCTCCACCACGTTGGCCGGGGTGAGCAGGTAGCTGCTATCCACCGGCCGATCGCAGCTCAGCGCAACGGAGCCGGCCGACCACCACGCCATACCGCGGAAGATGGTCGTCATCTCCTCGATCAGGTTGAACGCTTCCTCCTCCGTCTGGATGTTCACGTTGCAGGAGAAGCGCGGCTCATAGCCGCCAAAGCCATTAGGCAACAGCTCGTTGCAGTATTGGCTGATCGCGTAGAAGCTGAACTTATCAAGCGAGGCTGCCGGCAGCCCGGCGCCGTAGCGGGTGTTGGTGAGCAGATCCCACAGGCACCAGGCCGGGTCCGATGTCCACTGCGCCGCTGCGAACGTACCGCCCCAGACGCCGCTGTAGGTGATCCGCCCCGGATAGGTGGAGGTGTCCACCGTGGCGTTGCTTGGGATCGCCACCTTGATGCCACGCATCAGATAGGCGCGGGTTGGGATGGCACCGAACTGCTGCGCATCGAACTTCAGCGCCACCAATGCGGTGTTGGGGTAGCGCAGCTTCTGGTCGATGATCTCGGTGTAGGCCGTCCAGAAGGTCTGGTTCTGCAGCCGCACTGAAGTTGAATCTTCGGTCAGTCGCGTGACGCGGACGTTCACCGGGAACGCGCCTCCAATCGGGAAGCGGTAGTCCCGCTGATAGGCCGAGCTGGACTTGCCGGTGATCGTGTCGTCGATCACGGTGCTGTAGCTGCCGCCGTTGTATTGCACATCGACCGTGATGCGCACGGACGTGCCCACGATGTCGCCGTCGTCCTCCGTGAACTGCAGCGATGGCAACGTGATCGTGACGCGCGCAGCGTTCACGTTGGTGTCTGTGATCTGCCGCACCTGACTGGCGTTGTATTCCAGCTCGGTGTTGACCGCGACCTCACGCTGAATGTCGGAGAAGCCTTGGATGTAGCTCTGGTTCTGCGTCCCGTAGCGAGTCTCAATCTGGACGCCTGAGAAGTTGAACGTGCCGTCTGCGTTCATCAGCGGCGTGTCATCCAGCAGCACGGACTGCCAGCTGTTCTCCAGCCCCTGGATCTCGCCCTCTCCGATCAAGTCGAGCAGGTAGGCATAGGCTGCGCTCTCGAGGCTGTCGGGCGCTTCTGTTGGCTTGTACGGTTCAAGCTTGGCTTCAATCCGATCTAGCTGCGCCTTGATCTTCTTCTGCTGCCTCTTGGCACGTTTCTCCGCGCGTTTCTGGGCGCTGTTGCCGCCACCAGCGCCCGAAATGAACTGCGTCATGCCACGTCGATCCCTGCACTTATGGTGACGGATCCGACCCACACCCGGCCGTAGATGATGGGCACCGGCAGCCCCTGCGCTGAGGTGTTCTGGATGCCGGAGAAGCTGTATGACTCGAGCCGCTTGGGATCAGCTCGATCGCCGTTCTGCGCGCCGGCATAGCTGGCCCGCTGTGATGGCATTGAGGTGCTGAGCTTTGGCACCGGCGACAGCATCTGCGCCACACCACCCAGCGCCAAGCTGAAGCCGATGCCGGCGACGATGGTTGCAGCAGTGCCGCCAATCACACCAGCACCAAGGCCGCCGATGATCGCGCCCACCGGACCAAGCAGAATCGACGCAGCAATCAGGCCAATGCCGGCAAAGATCTGCCCGAGGCCGCCACCAGCGCCGCTCAGCACGGGCACGATGCTGATCGTCTTGGCGCGCTCGCTTGGGATCTGCAGCTCATCGGCATCACCCACCGGACGGCCGCCCACGCGCACGCGATAGCCGTAGCCCTCGCGGTCGCCATCGACCAAGAACTTCTCGAGGCCGGGGAAGTTGGCCAGCAGAAATCGCACTGCCTCGGCCGGTGATGCCACGTCAGCCTTGAAGCTGCGTGCGCCCACAAACTCTGCGATCCGGCCGTAGACCTTAACGACTTTCATGGCGCACGACCTTCCCGGTCTGCTTCAGATAGTAGCCACCCAGCAGGTCCCGGCTTGATAATCGCCCGCGCAGGTGGTGAATGATCAGCTGGTCGCCCAAGTACACAGCGACGTGATTGGCGCGGCCATCGTTGCGGTCAAGCGCCATCAGCAGGGCATCGCCCGGCTCGATCTCCTCGAGGCTCACCTCCCGGAAACCGGCCTCCTTGAAGCAGCCCTCGAACATCGGCGCATCCTCGAACGCATCCGGCGTCGGCCGCGGCCAGTCCGGCAGCTCCAGCCCCCACTCGCGGGTGTACCAGTCGCGCACAAGCGTCCAGCAGTCGAGCACGCCCCAGGCATACTCACGACCCACCAGCGGCGCCTGGTAGCCCTCAGGCTGGCAGCCGTCGAACGTGCCGGTGTTGGGGTTCACGATCCACCAGGGGAGCCCTGAACGCTCGCACGCGACACGATCCGCCTGGCTTGGTGCCGGTGGTGTGTGCGGGTGACTGTGAATCACGGAGATGATCGTGCCGGCATCCTCGGCTGCTGCGTAGTCTTCCGGGTCGATCGTGAACATCTCCTCGGGATCGGTGGCAATGTTGCGACACGGCCAATAGCGCCGGCGACCCTTGACCACCACCTCAAGACCGCAGCTCTCGCCCGGCGCTTCCGCCTGCGCGTGTTCCAGTGCAGCGGCCAGAAGCTTCGGCTTCATGAGAACTGCCCCACGCCAGGGAAGGAACCGAACGGCAGCTCAGAGTAGGCGCCAAACCGCAGTTTGCAGCTGGCGAGCCGCTTGCCGCAGCTGTCCAGCGTCGCATTGCTGGTGGGCTTGTCGTTGACGTCCGCCACCGGCCCGCCGGTGTATCCGCACTCGGCTGAGCGATAGCCCCATTGGCAGACGTTCTGAATGGTCTGGCGCCGGGGCAGGCGCATCCCCACCAGGTCAAGGGCTGAGGCCAGCTCGAACTCGACCAGCTCGCGGTTCTCCGTCACCTTCCGATCGACGTAGTAGATCTCGCGCGGCATCTCGGCCGTGGGGTCTGCGGTCGGGTTGGTGCCGCCGGGAAAGTTGGCAGCATCGAGGAACTTCGCCAGCGTGCGGATCCGCGTCACCTTGGCACCGTTCAGGTCGTTGCCTGGTGTGGCCGCGTTCACGCTCAGCAGCACCGCGGTGATGGTGCTCAGCACGTTGGCAACCCTGATGTTCGGCCGCGGCAGCTGGCCGCCACCGCCGTACTCAAAGCCTGTGGCCTCCACCGGCCAGCGGTTGTAGGTATTGCCGGCCCAGATCAGATCCTGCTGCAGACCGTTGGTGCCGGCATGGAAGCGGTAGGTGGTTGCCGCGCCGTGCAGGTTGCTGAACAGCTGCAGCTCGAACAGCTCGATCAGCGCACTGGGTGCCAGTTTCTGCAGCTCGGTGATGACGGGGGTGGGAGCGGTCATGGTTCAGCCAGCTGGTCGAAGGTGGCCTGGATGGTGTTCAGGTTGCAGGCATCCAGCGTGCGCTGCCATTCGCGGCAGACGTACTTCCGCGAGGCCGCAGCGTTAGGCGCCGTCCAGTCGAAGCTCTCAACACCGGCGCGTGCATCAAGGAACGCCTCGATCGCATTGGCTTCGGTGTCGGTGCGGGCCGCAAAAGTCAGCGTCCAGCTTTTGAGGTCGGCATTAATTCCCGTCGCCTGCCGCATCTCGTAGCCATCACCGAACTTCACAGTGGTGACCGCTGGCCGGCTGGAGCGCGTGGCGCCGAAATCTGGTGTGTAGGTGAAAGTTGCCATCGGTTATGCCGCGAGAAGGCCGCCAGGCCGGCGTTGTTTGATCAGCTCCTGCTGCACAGCAGCACTGATGGCACGGCCGAGCGCCTGGCCTTGGCCGTTGTCACCCTGCACGGTGGTGCCCTTGGCATCCACGTTCACCACCACGCTGGTGCTGCCGCCGCCCGATACGCCGAGTCTGCCGTCACTGCCGCGTTTTAGGGGGATGATTGCCTCAGGACCGGCTTCGCCCATCAGGCCAAGGCGGCCGGCGCCACCGTTGGCAAATGGGAAGATCGTGGGGCGGTTGACCACGCCACCCATTGCAAATGCCTGCAGGCCGTTGCGATCAAAGGCGCCACCGTTGGCGAAGATCCCGCCTGAGAACAGCTTGCCGCCTGAAAGCGCACCGGCACCGCTCAGGAAGCCGCCGCCCGGCAGCAGGTTCTGTAGCCACTGCAGGATCGGGGCGATGATCATCAACCTGGTGACCAGGCGGGTCACTTCCTCCACGATCGAAAGCGCAAACTCCCTGAAGCTGAATTGCCCGGTGGTGGTCAGCGAAACGATCGCATCCTCCAGTCCCTTGATGGCGTTCTGAGTCAGGTTGCTGATGCCTTCGCCCAGCGTGCCGATGCTGTCGAGGTAGGAGCTGATGCCATCACGGAAGCCAACCATCGCGCCGTTGGCTGCCTCCGCTGCGCTGCTCCAGATCGAGGTATTCATCGCAGCCTCATAGGCTGCCTCGCCCAGCTCCTTGTATTTGTCCTTCAGCGCGTTTGTTTCCTCCACGCCAATGCGCTGGAGGTCGATCGCGCGGGTGCGCTGAATGTTCGCCTCTTCCTCAATGGTCAGCGCCTTGCTCAACTCCTGAGCAGCAGCTGCGCGCACCACCCGGCGCTTCTCCTCATACTCCAGCTCGATCTTCCTGATCGGGTCCAGCTCGCGCACCAGCGCCAGCTCGGCCTTGGCCTGATCCAGCTTGTTCTTGGATGCCAGCAGCGCCTCGCGTGCTTGCCGCGCTTTATCGGCCGCATCCTTTGCAGCCGTGGCACCACCACCAGCGCCGCCCTCCAGCGCGCTCAGGTTGGGGGTGAAGCCACCGCCGCCGCCGCCCCGCAGGTCGCCCTTACCAGCCCGGTTGACCGTCTGCTGCGGCCCCATCTGGAAAGCGCGAACGCCCACACCCGCCATGTAGCCAATCGGGGTTGAGTTGATCGCCATCTGACCGGCTTGACCCAGAGCCTTGCGGATCGGAGCAGGGATGTTGTTCCACAGTTCTGCGATCTTGCGCTGCACAATGCCGAACACGCTGCTAGCAGCGTTGGCGATGAACCCGAACGGCCCGCTGAAGGCGTTGCCGATCGCCGCCGCAGCGTTGCTAGTCATGCCCTTGAGCCAATCCCAGGCTTGGCTGACACCGCGAGCAGCAGCAGAGCCCAGTTCCACCATGTTCTTCATCGCGTTCTGGAAGTCGCTGGCGATGATCGTGCCGACGTTGTTGACCCAGCTCCTGAAACCTTCGTTGTTGTCGTACAGCGCCTTGCTAAGCAGCCCCAGGGCAGCAACACCAGCCAGCGCCCATCCCCAGCCGGGGATAGCAAGGATCGCCGCGCTCATGGCCTGCAGGTTGCCGGTGATCATCGGGATGGCACCACCAGCCAGCGCGCTCTGATAACGCATGATCTCAAGCCCGTTGGCCACAGAGGCGAACAGCTTGACGCTGCCGCCGAGCAGGCCGGTCAGCGGCCCCCAGGCGATCGCCAGGGTGGCAGCACCCACGGCAGCAGCCTGCAGCGGCTCCGGCAGCTGGCTAAAGCCACTCACCACCACGGTGAGCGCATCGGTGATCTGGTTCAGCGCCGGAAGCAGCGCGATGGTCAGATCCATCGCCAGGCCGCGAACCTTGCCGCCGAGGATGGCCAGCTTGTCGTTGTACTCATCCGCCTTCTGCGCAAAGGCGGTGGTCATCTTGGTGCTCATCTTGTCGATGGCATCGCCGCCCATGTTGAGCAGCGGCACCAGCTCCGCACCGGACTTGCCGAACAGCCTGAGCGCCAAAGCCGTCTTGGCCGCACCGTCAGGCATCGCCTTGAAGCGGTTGGCCACCTCAAGCATCACCTGATCGGCGGACTTGAGCGTGCCGTCTGCGTTCTTCACGCTGATGCCCAGCGCGCTGAACGTGGCAGATGATGCTTTGCCGCCCGTCGCAGCATCCAGCATTGCCTTGTTCAGCTTGACCAGACCCTTGCTGACGCCCTCAAGGTTGGTGCCGCTCACCGCTGCGGCCTTGTTGAACCGGCTCAATGCCTCGACCGATACGCCGGTGGACTGCGCCAGATCGTTCATGCGATCGCCGGCCTCCAGTGTGCCCTTCACCATGCTCGCCAGGCCGGCTGCACTGAGCAGCGGGGCAAGGGTGCCCAGCGCGCCGGAGAGGCCGGCTGCAGCGCCTGTCATGCCCCGCATAGCGCCGGTCACACCAGCGGCCGTGGTGCCCACCTGTTGCAGGCCGCGGTTCAGCGCGACGATCTTGTTCTGCCCGTCAACGTCCGCCTTGATGCGGAGCATGGCATCCATGTTCATCGCCATGCTTCAGCTCTCCTGCTTTGCGATGTAGGCCAGCACTGCGCCCTCCATGATCTGCAGTTCCTCCAGCAGGGGGCGGTGAGTGGTTTCCTCTGCTGTCAGTTTAAGGATCCACGCCACAGCGCCATAGTCCAAGCCGATCGGCCTGTTCATGCTGATGCGCCACTGTGTCTGCACACGCAGGAACAGCTCCACCACCGGCCAGTTTTCCTCCCACACCTCAAAGTCCTCCGGCGGTTGCTCCGGCATCACGATGCCTAGCGCCGCCGCGTCGGACTCTGTTTCGTCCACGATCCCGCCGCCGGCCCAATGCTCAGCGGCCTCGATCAGTTTTTTCGCTTCGCTCCCAGCAGCGAGTTGATGTACGCCTCCACCACTGCGGCCGAGACGCCGGGCACGTCCAGCAGCTGGGATTTGGCGGTTTCGCTGTAGGGGATGTCCTTGCCGGCATCGTCGGTGATGCCCTTCCAGCCGGCCAGCACTTCCTCCGCTACCTCGAGGTCAGTGGTGGTCTCAGCGCGTGCCGCCTGGATGATCGCATTGTTGCGAGCCTGCGGCAGGCGTTTGAACTCCGCGTCGAATGTTTGCCGGTCGAACCGGCCGCCGTCGATGGGGATCTCGACGGTGACCGGCCAGACGTAGGTGTCGGACTGCTTGAGAACAAACGCCATGCAGGGCTCCTATCAGGTGAAGGCGAGGCTCAGCTCATCATTGCCGGCCGTGGTCGGAACGGCAACGTAGGGGATGCTCAGCATCTGCACGCCATCCTGATCCGCGTAGGACGGATTCGAGATGTCGCACTGGCCAGCCGTGAAGGTGACACGGTTGCCGGCGGTGGTGCCGTGCAGGAAGGTGAGGTTACCCGTGGTCTCGGTCTGAGCGAGGCTGAAGTAATCCTTCGTCGCCAGAGCAGGAGCCTCGATCAGCACGGTGCCGCTGGGGGCACGGTTGGTGATCATCACCTCTTTCGTGCAGCCCACCAGCTCGCGGTAGACCGTCTCGTTGGCGATGTCGAACGACACCGACTGGAGGCAGCCTGCGTAGCTGAAGAACTGGAAGGCCGAGGTGTTGCCCTGCTTGAAGATCAGCGGGCTGGCCTGTGCGCTGTAGGTGGTGGTGGGCAGCGCCGTGTCGGTCGGTGCGTTGTAGACACCGATCATGGTGAAGTCGATGGTGGGGATCTGACCCACCTCGGCGTTCAGCGTGAAGGTGCCGCGGCAGCCGGTCAGGATGTGGCGGATGCCGTCGTTGTTGAAGTAGATCGTGGCAGAGCTGAAGCTGCTGCTCACCGGCGCATAGGTGACGCTGGTGCTGGCAACGATCGTCTCCGACAGGCCGCAAGCCTGCAGAATGGCGCCGTATCGGGGTGCCGTGCCAGCAGTGCCGGAACCAGCCAGTTCCACCTGGAAGGTGATGCTCACCCGGCTGTTGGCCAGCAGCTGCGGGCTGTTGCCCAGATAGTTGCGGATCAGATCGCGGCTAACAATGTCAGCCTCAATCGGGGTGATCTCCAGGTTGCGGACCAGCAGCGCATCGGTTCCGGCAGGGGTGCTGTCGGTTCCGTAGGTGGACTCCTTTTTAACCTGGATCAGTCTCTTGCGTGTCAGAGCCATCGCTCAGTTCCTCGGCTTGGGGTTCAGAGGGATTGGCCGGCTCTGTCCGCTCGATGAGCTTCCGTTTGCCGGTTTTGGGGTCCAGCAGGTAGGTCCCGCCTTGCCCGTGGTATTCATCCAACATCGTAGCCATCACGCTGTTGCGAGGTTAGCGTTAGCGGTCCGGTAGCGGATCAGGTAGTCGCAGCTGATCACACCTGCTGGCTGATCAGCCTCGACTAGCTCAAAATTCACAGCCTGCGGTCTGATGTCCATCGCTACTCCTCCTAGGGTCAGATCTGCCATCAGCTTGGAGTGCAGATCCTCCACGATCGGATCGGCCAGCTGATCAGGGATGGCGCCACGCACGATCACCGCGATCCGCACCGTCAGGCTCCAGTCCAGCGTGGGCAGGCTGGTGTTCTGCTCGGCGGTATCGCTCACCGGCTCCACCACGATCGCCGGGCTCTCGGCCCTTGCCATCGGCTCAACACGGCTGCGGTAGATCCGCGTGCTCACGCCCGTGGTGCCCGTCAGAGCGGTGCGCACAGCGGCCAGGATTGTCTCGCGGCGGGTCGTCATACCTTCTGCAGCCCAATCTCTACGAAAGCACCATCGTCAAGCTGGCGCGTCTCGCGGACTTGATAGTTCACACCGGCCACGCTGATCGGGTCGCCATACTTCAGCCCGCCGAAATCTGCGAACCGCGCCGTTAGGGTGTAATCCGTGCTGAGCACCATCTCGCCGGCCAGCACCTGCGTCGGCATGTCGAGGATGCCCAGCGCAGTGATCGCGCCAGCGGTGCAGCTGACGCCAAAGTCATTCAGGAAGACTGCCAGATCCTCAGTCAGCGCCATTGGCGGCCTCCGCCTTGGCCTTGCGGGTCACCCGAGGCTTGGGTTCCTCGGCCGGCGCCTCCACAGCGCGGCCCATGCGGAGCAGCTCAGCAGCCACGTCAGAGTCCAGCTCGTAGACCTTGCCGGCCTCGAGATACTCACCGCGTGCTGCGCAGTCGCTAGAGATGAGAACCTTCATCTAAAAAAAGGGGGGCGGTTGCCCGCCCCCGGCTCCTATCAGGTGGTGATGTCCAGGATGGCTGCAAAGCTCTTGGGATCGCGCACGGCCACGTCATAGGTGACGATGCCGCGAACGCTGGTCAGAGCCTTGCTGAAGTCGTCCTGATCTTCGCCCACGGTGATCTCGAGGCCGTTGCCCCAGAAACCAACCATTGCCTGGCTGAAGTCACCCATCACCAGCGCGGAGCAGACGCCCGAGCTGGAGCCCTTGGTCAGGGTGCTGGGCACCTGGTTGGTGGCAGCGAGGGGGTAGCCGTTCAGCTGAGCGGGGGTAGGACCGCGGCCGATACCGGCCAGATCCGTGTTGAACAGGAACGGACCGTCGCCGGTGGTGGAGCCACCAGCACGCAGCTTCTTGAGGGCTGCCATCACCTTGTAGTTGGTGAGGTAGGCCACGTTGGCGGGGTTCACCGCACCGTTGACCTGCATCACGGCAGCTTCCAGATCAACCACCTTCTCGAGGGTGATGGCGCCACCGTTGGTGCCCATCGCCACAGAGCCGATGCCGGAGGTCTGCATGATGCCGGTGGGCTGGCCGCTGGAGCCAGAACCGTTCAGGATGCCCAGGTCGATGGCGAGGTTGATGCCATCGGTCAGGTCACGACGCACCAGCTCCTCGATGCCAGGGGTGCCCTGCAGCAGGGTCTGGCGGCTGTACTTGGACAGAGCGGCCAGGTTCTTGGGGCTCATGGTCACCTGGTCGAAGGTGCTCTCCGACTGGGTGATCGCGGTGGTCTGGGTGCTCAGGTAGTAGGTCGAAGCCACACCAGAGCGGCGGGGGATCGCCACGTTGCCCACCAGGCCAGGCATGGTGCGCACGCCCAGCTGCAGCATCAGGGCGTTGTTCCGCAGGAACTCGATGAAGTCCTCAGCCAGCAGATCGGTCTGCACCAGGTTGCCGCCGGTGGTGGCACCAGAGGTCACGTAGGTGGCGCGCTGGTTCAGGGCAGCGAAGGGAACGAAGAAGCTGCGCTCGGTGGTCTTGGACACACCGGACTTCTCCACCTCACGCGACAGCTCGCGCACCAGGCCGGCCTCGCGGCTGGACCAGTCGCCGGTCAGCATGGCGCGGATGCCAGCGGTGATGCTGTAGGAGGCGCGCTCCTCAGAGGCCATCTCCACAGGGGCGACAGTCTCAACGGGCTTGGCGCCCAGCTTGTCGAGCACAACGGCGCGAGCCTCATCAAGGCTGCGGCCGCCGTCGATCAGCTGGCGACCGAGATCGGCCATGCCGTGCTTTTCGGTCAGGGCAGTGATGCCGGCAATACGGGCGCGCTCAGCTTTGGCAGCCTCAGCAGCCGCTTCAGCCCGCACCGCCGTCAGATCGGGGGTGTTTTCCATCGGAACCTCAGGTTCTGTTTCGGGGGTTGGTGATGCGGCTGGGGCCGCAGGATCGGTCTCGAGAGACCGACCCACACCCACAGTGGGGTCTGCAGGTATGCTAACCACGCTGATCTCGTAGGGAGCCCAGCTGGTAGCAACGAAGTCGCCGCTACCTCTTTGCTCCATTTCGTTGATTGCGTAGCCGAAGGATACGTTCCGCAGAACGCCATCCTTCACGTCAGCCAGCACCTCTTGTGCGAAGGCATTGCGGCTGAATTTCACCGTGGCGTAACCACGTTTCTTCTCTCCGTCGATCCAGGCGCGTTCCACCACGCCGATCACCTTGCCGGGGTCATGGTTGAACAGCAGCGGCGCTGCATCGTTCAGGCGGCTCAGATCGGCGCTGCGCGTGTCGTGCTGCAGCACTTCATTCCCGAAATACCGGGCGACGGGATACTCAGAGCTGAAGGGGAACTCAATAGTGCGCTGGTCCTCGCTGACCGTGAAGTCAGCTACCTCGGCGCGCTTCAGCAGCTGCCCTTCAAGATCACGCGATAGGTCCATCGGTGCTCTCTGCATCTACGTTGTCTTCCACATTATCGTCGGCCTCATCGGGATCACTGGCCGGGTTCATCTCCTCGGCTTGATCCTCCGCCGGATCGCTGGGCTGCTCGGTGCCCGAACCGTTCACCTCATGCGGGTCGGTGTCGAACATCAGGTCAAGCTCATCGGCCATCTGCAGCTCAGCAGCGCGCGCCAGCAGCAGCTCCTCAAGGTCGCCGCCTTGCTCCGCCACCACATCCGCCTGCGTCTTGAACCCGCAGCGCACAGCATCCTTGTACGCCTGCACTTCCTTAGCCGGATCCACCCACGCCCAACCGCGCGGCATCCACCGCACACGCCGGTAGCGATCGGGATCGGTCTCATAGGCCGGCAGATTCAACGCACCGCCGAGCACCGCCATCTCAAGCCATGCCTCAAACACCGGCTTGTGGAAGTTTTCGATCATGAAATGCTGCAGCGACTTCCAGTTCTCCCGGTCCTCGAGCAGGCTCAGCCGGCTGCTGCTGTAGTTGGTTTGGCTGAAGTCCCGGCTGATCGTCTCGTAGCTACAGCCCACACCGGCCGCCATCGCGCGCAGCATTGCCCGCAGGAACGGCTCCAGCTGCCCATCGGGCGCATCGAGCTGCGGCACTGTCACGCTCTCGCCCGGCGCCAGATACTTGAACACGCCGGGCTCGAAGTTGCTCACCCGCTCGTTGTCGTACACCTCATCGCCCATCAGCTCGCCCTCAGGGCTG